CAAAAGAAACCCGCATGCGTTGGGTAAAAGATTATTACAATGCAGTTAGCACACATCAAGTTAGTCTGCCTACTCCTGTTATGGCTGGTGTACGCACTCCTCAGCGTCAATTCTCAAGTTGCGTTCTTATTGAAACTGATGACAGTCTTGATAGTATTAATGCTACCGCTAGCAGTGTGGTAAAGTACGTTTCACAAAAGGCGGGTATTGGAGTAGGCGCAGGGCGTATTCGTGCCCTTGGAAGTCCAATCCGCAAAGGCGATGCATATCATACAGGCGTTATTCCTTTTTACAAACTGTTCCAGGCGGCCACTCGTAGTTGTAGCCAAGGCGGTGTTCGTAATGGTGCGGCTACACTGTACTACCCAATTTGGCATTTGGAAGTTGAAGATCTACTTGTGTTGAAGAACAACAAAGGCACAGAAGACAACCGTGTGCGCCACATGGACTATGGTGTGCAATTCAACAAGCTCATGTATGAGCGTTTGCTAAGTGGCGGAGATATCACACTGTTTAGCCCGCATGATGTGCCAGAAATGTATGATGCTTTCTTTGCTGATCAGGATCGCTTCAAAGAACTTTACGAAACAGCAGAGCGTAACACACACCTGCGCAAAAAGCGTATCAAAGCAGTTGATTTGTTTACTGCGTTCATGCAAGAGCGCAAGGATACAGGACGTATCTACTTGATGAATGTGGACAATGCTAATAGTCACGGTGCATTCAAACCAGAAGTAGCACCAGTAAAGCAGAGCAATCTGTGCTGTGAGATTGATTTGCCAACTAAGCCACTGAACAGTGTGGATGATCCTGAAGGAGAAATTGCACTGTGTACACTTAGTGCTATTAACTGGGGTGCATTCCGTGAGCCACAAGAAATGGAACGTGCTTGTACACTAGCGGTACGTGGACTGGATGCACTGCTGAGTTATCAAAACTATCCAATCCTAGCGGCGGAACTTGCTACAGGCAACAGACGCCCACTGGGTGTCGGTATTATCAACCTAGCATATTGGCTTGCTAAGAATGATACAAGTTATAGTGATCCAGGCGCCCTTGAACTAGTAGACACGTGGGCACAGCACTGGAGCTATTACTTGATCAAAGCCTCAGCTGATCTTGCGGAAGAAATTGGTGCTTGTCCTAAGAGCAATGAAACCAAGTACGGTGATGGTGTACTACCTGTGGACACCTACAAGAAGGATGTTGACGAACTGGTAGCGCACGAAGATAAGGTTGATTGGCAGAGCCTGCGCGAGCAACTACAAGCAACTGGTATTCGCAACAGCACACTGATGGCACTGATGCCTGCAGAAACAAGTGCGCAAATTTCAAACAGCACAAACGGTATTGAACCACCACGCAGTTATGTCAGTGTTAAACAAAGCAAGGACGGTGTACTCAAGCAGGTTGTGCCAGAGTACAGACACCTCAAGAACAAGTATGAACTGCTATGGGATCAACGTAGTCCAGAGGGCTATCTAAAAATTATGGCCATTCTCCAGAAGTATATTGATCAGGGCATCTCCGTAAATACGAGCTACAACCCACAACACTTTGAGGATGAAAAGATACCTATGAGTGACATGCTGAAACATTTGATTATGTTCTATAAATTCGGCGGGAAACAACTCTACTACTTCAACACTTACGATGGTTCGGGTGAGATTGATGTTGATAAAATGAATAACACACAACTACTAACAGAAAGTGTAAACACTGTAGCAGACGAAGAGGTTTGCGACAGTTGTGCAATATAAGGATAAACTATGAGCGTACTAAACCTAAAGAAGAATCGTGACCACACCAAAAGCCTAGCCTTTTTAGATCCAAAAGGCGGTGTAGGTATGCAACGCTATGATACACTAAAGTATCGTCAGTTTGACAAACTCACAGACAAGCAGTTGGGTTTCTTCTGGAGACCGGAAGAGGTCGACGTGCTTCGCGATGCCAAAGACTTCAAAGACCTTACTCCCTGGGAACAGCATATCTTTACGTCAAACCTAAAGCGCCAGATTCTTCTTGACAGTGTACAAGGACGTAGCCCTAACATGGCATTCTTACCGCTTGTGAGTTTGCCAGAACTGGAAACATGGATTGAAACTTGGGCTTTCTCAGAAACTATTCACAGTCGCAGTTACACACATATCATTCGTAACGTATACAACGACCCAAGCAAAGTGTTTGATGAAATGTATGAAATCAAAGAAATCACAGAGTGTGCTGATGACATCACCAAATACTATGATGATCTTATACAATACACCGGCTGGTATAACATGCTAGGAGTTGGAGAACACACAGTAAACGGCGAGAAGATCACGGTCAATGAGTATGAACTCAAGAAGAAACTGTGGTTGTGTCTTGCTAGTGTAAACGTGCTAGAAGGCGTTCGCTTCTATGTGAGTTTTGCGTGTAGTTGGGCGTTTGCTGAACTTAAAAAGATGGAAGGCAATGCCAAGATCATCAAGTTCATTGCTCGCGATGAAAACGTACACCTAGCAAGCACACAGCAACTTATGAAACTGCTACCAACTGACGACAAAGATTATGCTAAAATTCGTACAGAAACCGAAGCAGAAGTCACACAAATGTTTACAGATGCAGTAGAGCAAGAAAAAGCATGGGCCGATTACCTGTTCCGTGATGGTAGCATGATTGGTCTAAACAGTGAACTACTTAAAGAGTATGTTGAGTGGATTGCAAACAAGCGTATGACCAGCGTTGGATATGCTAGCGAATTTAAGGGCGGATCAAACCCATTACCGTGGACTCAAAAATGGATTGCAGGTGGCGATGTTCAAGTTGCACCGCAAGAAACTGAGATAAGTAGCTACGTTGTTGGCGGCACCAAGCAAGACGTCAACGAGAACACATTCTCAGGATTAAGTCTATGATAGAAGTATACGGAAAACCCGATTGTCCTCAATGTGAGGAAGTAAAAACCATGTTGGAAATGTCCAACACCCCATACCACTATTACACACTGGACGTGGACTTTACCCGAGATGAATTGTTTGAGCAGTTTCCCACTGCTAGAACTTTCCCTCAAGTAAAGTCTGAAGGTGAAGTAATTGGCGGCATCAACGAATTTAAAGAATATTACGAACAAACACACTCAGGATCAGCAGAAGGTCAACTATGAACCTAGAAACAGGTAAAATTTACACACTTAAACTCAACAGTGGCGAAGAACTTGTGGCAAAAGTACTAAAAGCAGAATTTGGTACGCTACAGGTTAGCCATCCTCTCAGCATGGCTATGAGCCAACAGGGTATTCAAATGGTGCCCAGTCTTTTCAGCGCAGACCTCAAAAAAGTGGATATAAATACTGCTAGTATCGCAATGAGCACACCAGCTCGCGATGACGTTGTGAAAGCATACACCGAAGCCACAACTGGCTTGGATCTTTCAACAGCGAAGCAAATGTTAGCAGGATAAAAAATGCCCGGAGCAGTCAGAATTGGCGACCCAAACAGTGCCGGCGGTGCAGCAATTGGTGCTGGTGCCAGCAGTGTTTTAATTAATGGTCGTCCAGCATGTACACCAGGAACTGGAGTAACACCACATCCTTGTTGTGGAGCACCTGGCTGTGCGGCTCATTGTGCTGCCACTGTAACAAGAGGCAGTTTGAGTGTTTTAGTTGAGGGGAAACCACTGGTTTATGTTGGTGTTTCAGATTCTTGCGGACATGGTCGTGCTATTGGTAGCACAGATGTAGTTATAGGAACATAAATGGCGTGTAAGGGTGCTATAACAGGAATGGTTATGACAGCCGCTGGCGGCATGCTTACCAACGGAGCCGCATCTGGAGTTTTTGGCGCCGCACCAATTAGCAGTTTGGCTGGCATTCCATCTACAATCACTGATGCAGCAACTGGTTTATCAATTGCACCTAGCCTAGCCACTGTGACATCTGGAATAACTGGTATCACTGGTGGTGCCCTTGGCACAGGGCTGTCGGGAGCAGTAAGTTCAATGAGTGGTGCTGGTTTTTCGAGTGCAATGACAGACGCATGGAATGGCATATCGGGCAATCTTGCTGACGGGGGACTATTCGATGCTGTAGGCGGCTTTGCTCCTGATGTAAACAGTTTATTAACTAGTGCTAGTGGTGCTGGAAGTTTAAACAATGCAATGGGATGGGCCACAGAGTGGGCAGGTAAAACTGTAGGCGGTGCTGGTAGTTTAGTTGGAGGAGTGCTCACAGGTGATGCTAAGAAGTTTGGTACTATTCTCAATACAGCAAGCAGTTATATAGGTCAGGCAAACCAATTTATAAACTCTGCTGCAAGTAGTATTGCTGGTGTAGGTGCAGATACTTTTACAGGTATGGATAACTTGATTAGCGGCGGTATTGCTGGAGTGACTGAAGCGTTTAGTGATTTTGGCGGAGAACTGGGCAAACTTGGAAACACATTAAACCTTGACAGTATAGGCAATATTGGAAGCCCAGGACAACTGCTTGCTAATATGGATCTTTCTGGCACCCTCGGCCCTATGTATGATAAAGTTGCTAATATTAGCGTAAACAGTAAAACCTTAAATCAAATTGGCGATACATTCAGCGACTTTACTGGCAATATAACACTCGGAGAAGCTGGAGTTGATCTAAATTCTGTTGCAAAACTAGGTGCAGCCATGCCTAGTAGTATACAAAAACAGGTATACACTGCATTCGAAGAGTTAGACAAAACAGATTTGAATAGCGTAAAATCTATTCTTGGTAATTCGCAAGAACAAATTGTTGCTGGCGCTGATTTGTTTGATCCTAAAAAACTTTTTCCAACAACATTTGACACTTTAACTGCACCATTGCGTACAGCAAGTGTTGGCTTTAAAAGTATCTATACCGCAGATGGGGCTGTAAATGGAGAATTTAACAGTTTAGGACAAAAACTTGATGGAATAGTGCCTGAAGATATTGCTGTTGCAAGTGGTGCATTAGCATTAAGCCTGGGACAAGTGCAGAGCATTGGCACAAGCAATATTTCTGATCTGTCAAACACTGTAGCCAACCTAGAAAGTACTAAAGACTTAACTTTATTAGAAGCACAAACATCTCCTGTTCCTTCTGGGGTTGCAGAATATTGGGCAGACACCTATGTTACTGATAGTGCAACTGGTGTAAAACTAGCAACTGGTAACAGTAATCAAATGGTGTTAAGCGATGTCATTGGTTTTGCCGCTGGGTACAATAGTGCTGCACCTTTAACCCAAAACGCAACCGTGTTGGAGCAAATGGCTACAGCAGGAGAATTGGATGACATTACTGGAACTCAGGGAGTGTATGATACTATTAATAAATTCTGTGCTGGAGATTTTGGCCCAACTACACCCGGTGTAAGTTTTACATGGGAAGTTGTAATACCTGTAGGTTATGTAGGAGAAGGAACCTATGGAGCCGCAACATCAGCTGAGGCATTTGAATTAGCATGGGTAAATGGTATTATTCCCGCTACTATAACCATCCTAAATGGATTTGCAAGCAACGAAAATGCACAGGTTGTGGTAAGAAATAGTAAAAGAATCAGCGACCAATTGGCCAGAGAATACTTAAATCAAACGAGATTGGATAACGAAGATCTTGGTGCAGTAAGAGCAACTGACGATGCGGCTTTAAATATGGCTCAAAATCTACCTAATTATGGTCTTGACACAACAGAGGGCGGTAGTGCTGAACTACTTGAGCGCATTGTAGATTTCAGCAGTTTGGGCGGCCAGGCTATTGTTGGTGCAATGCGAGAAGGACGTAATATACAACGCCTAGGAAATGCAAACATTGGTCAGAACATAGCATTTGATACAGAGGGTGTACAAAATCAAGGTACACTGCTCACCAGTCAATATACCACAACAGAAGCAAAAAATCGTGTAATCCGCTCTTGACAAAACGGCTAAACACTGTATAATAGTAGTATAGACATTGTAAGGAGAGCCCTATGTCAGAAAGAGTTACAAGCATCGACGTTATGCAGGCAATGGATAAAGCCTGCGATACAATGAAAGCATATCACGAAGTCAATGAGCCAAACGAAAGTGCAATTCATTGGATTCGCATCAACGGTTTCCTCAAAGGTGCGTTAATAGACCTATTTTGGGAAGCAGACCAGAAAAAACGCAAAGAACTCATTGAGCGTTTTGACAAAGAAACACAGGAATATCTTCATAAACTTACTTTGGAGTCACTCCGTGCAAAAAACGTACAAGCGGCGTAAAGGACTTAAAGGTCCATTTGAATTTCCTAATGGCCGGGTAGTGTATTTTGATCCCAAGGCCAACGAGTATTGGGATCCAAGGACAGACTTCTTTCTCGAGCGTGATGAGATTGAAAGTCTGAAGTCACAAATCTTTGATCTAGTAAGGAGTTAATCATGATCAGAGCTCTAGTGTTTGTAGCAGTAGGTTTTACAGCATGTTGGCTGTATCTTAAACCAGGCGACTT